CACCCTCCCAGGCGATCGGCGCGATCACCCTGTCCAACTCCGGAGACGCCCCGGCGTACCCGGTGTGGGAGGTGACCGGTCCCGGCGACACCTTCGTGGCCACCTCCTCGACCGGGGAGACGCTGAAGTGGAACGGCACCCTGACCGCTGGCCAGAAGCTCACCGTCGACACCCACAAGGGCACGGTCGTGGACCAGTCCGGCGCCAACCGCTACGACCTGCTCGACACTGCCCCACGGTTTTGGACCGTGCGGCCTGGCACGTCCACCGCGGTGGCCTCCCTGTTGAACACGACGACGGCCTCACGGATCACCTGCTCCTGGTATCCGCGCAAGTGGATGGTGGTGTGAGTGCGCCTGCAAGACATCACCGTCGAGGTGCGAGACAAGACGTTGAAGCGTGTTGGACAGATCAGGCCCGAGGAACTGAGCCTGGAACTGACCGACAACTTCAACAACGTGGGCTCCTGGTCCCTGACGCTCGCGGCCGAGCATCCGCTGTGTGACGCACTGCGGACGCCCGGCTCGGGCCTCATCGTCACCGGCCCGGACGACGTCCTGCTGTCCGGGCCCATGGTGAAGTCGGAGTTCGCCGCGACCCCCACGGACATCGGGGGATCGGTCAGCTTCGAGGGCGTGTCAGACACTGTCTGTCTGGCTGACTCGCTGGCGTTTCCACAGCCGTCCAACCCGGACGGCGCCAGTCAGACGCTGTCGCACGACGTGCGCACCGGCAAGGCCGAGACCGTCATGCACGCGTACGTCAACGCCAACATCGGCCCCCTGGCCCCGGCCGCTCGGCGCAAGGCCGGGCTCATCATGGGCACGGACGGGGCGCGCGGGCCGTCCGTCAACCAGTCCGCCCGCTTCCCCGTGCTCGGCAACCTGCTCACCGAGATCGCCCTGCTGGCCAGCCTCGGCTTCCGCGTGGTGCAGCGCGGGGCGAACCTGGTCTTCGAGACGTACGTCATCACCGACCGCACCAAGCTGGTCCGACTTGACGTACGCAACGGAACCCTTTCCGGTCAGCGGGTGGCCATCTCTCCGCCCGGCACAACGCGAGCGATCGTGGCTGGCCAGGGCGAGCAGGAAGACCGCCAGTTCCTCCAGGTCGACACCCCCGAGTCCATCGCCGCCGAAGCGGACTGGGGCCGGCGGATCGAGAAGTTCGTCGACCAGCGCAACACCGACGACTGGACCGAGCTCCAGCAGGCCGGCGACGAGGTCATGGCCGACGAGGGCTTCACCGCGATCAACGTTCAGATCGTGCCGCTCGAAGACAGCCCCGTCCGCTACGGCAAGGAGTGGGGCCTGGGCGACCTGCTCACCGTCATCGTCGATGACCAGGAGCTTCAGTCGGTCGTGACCGGCATCGTCATCAAGGCCAATTCGGACGGCTTCAAGGTCGGCGCCCTGATGGGCGACGCGACCGGCTTCGACGCGAGCGCGGCCCTGAACAAGCGGGTGTCCAACACCGAGACCCGGCTCTCCGCGCTGGAAGCCAACACCGCCTCGTCGTCCAGCGCAGTCAACGATCAGATCCTTCAAATCATGGGGGTGTGGTAACCCGATGGCGAACACGCCCAAGCGCCTCTCCAGGGGCAACACTTCGACGACGCTCACGAACGTCTACTCGGTACCGACCGGCGCGACGACGATCGTGACGAACATCGTGGTGGCCAACTCGGGTACCAGCGCGGCGACGGTCCTGATCCAGCTCAACGGGCTGGCGATCATCCCGAACACCTCGATCCCCGGCAACGGCATCTTCACCCTCGACATCGCCCAGGTGATGGACGCGGGCAACACGATCCACGTCCAGGGCAACACAACCACCTGCCAGTACTTCATCAGCGGAGTGGAGGTGACAGCCTGATGGGATTCAGCGTGATCCCGGAGCCGGCCATCTCGGGCTTCACCGGTCCGCAGGGCCCGGCCGGAACTGTCGCCGCCAACCAGGTGATCGACGGTGGCATCGGCGTGAACGACACGACCGGCGACCCGAACATCGACATCAAGAAGAACAACTCGCTGCGCTGGAAGATCCGCTCGGCCGGCACCGAGTCCGGCTCGAACAACGGGTCCGACCTGTGGGTGGAAGCCTTCGCTGACGATGGCACCACGAAGATCAACGACCCGATCTGGATCTCCCGCACGGGAGGCCAGGTCGTCATCGGCCAGGCCGACAGCGCGCAGGGCGGCGTAAGGCTCAGCGTCAACGGCGCCATCGGCACTCGGGACCTGACCGCGGACCCGGCGACGACGAGCATGGGAGCGCAGCTCTACTCGAAGTCCGGCAAGCTCTGGGTTCAGACCGGGAGCGGCGCCGAGAAGTTCCAGGTCGTCGAGTCGCTGCCGAGCAAGGCGAACGCGACGCTCAGCGCGACGTACATGAACATCGACAAGGCGGCCGGCAACTACCGCGCATACCGCTGGCTGACCGATGGCGTCAGCCGCTGGGAGGCCCAAGTCGATGACGTCGCCGAGGCCGGCTCGGCTGTCGGCTCCGACTTCCGCCTGTCTGCCCGCAACGATGACGGCTCGTTCAACAAGACCGTCATCCACGCCAAGCGGTCGGACGGCACGATCACCTTCGGCACGACGGTGCACCACGGCACGGCGCAGGTCACCTCGGCCGGCGCGGTCGGCCTGCGAGACATCACCACCGATCCGGCCACGGCCACGGGCGGCGTCTTCCTGTACTCGAAGGGCGGCCTGCCCTACATCAAGCAGGCGGACGGCACGGTGTTCCAGGTCGGGGCTGGCGGCGGCACGGCCCCCGTCTCCTCGGTCAACACCAAGACCGGCGCGGTCGTCCTGGCGGCGTCTGACGTGAACGCCCTGCCGTCCAACGCGGACGGCTCGACGTCCGGCAGGGTCACCTCGGCGAAGGGCTTCACGGTCACGTCGACCGACGTGAACCAGAACCCCATCGTCTCGGACTCTCCGACAGGGCAGGCGGCCCGCCTTCAGGTCATGCGCGTGAACGGCGTGGACATGTTCTCGCTGGACGCGTCCGGCGCCTTGACGCTCGCGGCCGGCCTGACCGCTGGCGGGACGAGCACAGTCCCCAACCTGCGCGTCGGCTCGTCCGGCACCTTCGGTGGCGCGTCCGGGTCGGTCGTCGCCATGGCCAACGTGGGCACCACCCCCACCTCGAACCCGGTCGGCTCGATCCTCTACACCTCTGCCGGTATCCCACGGTTCCGCGAGTCGAACGGCGCCGACTACGCCGTGACTCCTCCGAGCTCGTTCACGCCCGAGTCGCTGGGCGTCCTCGCATGGGCCGGCGACCCCGGCACGCTCGCGTCGGGCGCCGACTACTCCGGTGTTGGACAGGGCCGTATGACGGCGCTCTACATCGGCCGGTCCATGTCGGTGTCGAAGATCGTCTGGCACATGCAGGGCTACGCGGGCGGCCTGCTCACCGGCTCCTGGGCCGCGATCTACGACACGGCCGGAACGCTGAAGGGTGCGACCGGCGACATGTCCACCGCGACGTACGAGCCCGCCACGCAGTCCGTCACGGGTGGCGGCTGGTCGTCCTCTCCGCTGACGGCCGCGGTCACCCTGTCGCCCGGCGTCTACTACGTGTGCTGGCGGTTCAGCTACACCGCCTCGCCTGTCGATGGTCCAGCCATGGCGCGCTGGGACAGCACCGGCACGACGAACGGCTTGATGGGCCTGGGCACCGCGGTCTGGCGCTTCGCGAAGTTCACCAGCTCGGCCACTACTGCGCCGTCGACCATCACTCCGTCGTCCCTGTTCTCTGCCAACGGCATCCAGTTCTGGGTCGCCCTCGCGTAAGGAGGTGCTGGTGGGAGCTTCCCTGTACCCGCCCCCGCAGGCCCCGGCCGTGACGGCGACCGTGGTCACATCCGGCTTCACGCCGACGTCCGGCTTCACCGTCAACAACTTCGAGGCGAGGAAGATCAACGGCGTCTGTTCGTTCGGCCTCGACCTTTCCGTGGTGACCACGATCAGCGCCGGCTCGGGCCCGCCTTGGAACCTGCCCGACACCGTGATCGGCACCCTGCCCGCGGGCTTCACCCCACCCCGGACGTACACCGCCGTCTTCGGCACTGGCTTCGCGGACGGCGAGGCGGACGTCACGTCCAGCGGCACGGTCACGCTTCGCAGCACGAACTCTTACGACATCACCGCCGGGAACACCGTCAGGATCTCCGGCTCCTGGGTGATGTAACCCCCTTCTACTTCCGACCCCTCGGGCCTCACGGCGCGGGGGGTCTTCGCGTTCCCCAAGGAGGCCCCCCGCGTGACGATCACGTCCTACCCCTTCGACAACACCGCGGTCACCGAGACCGACTACTCCCGCCTGTTCCGCGAGTTCCAGAGCACGGGCGTTGCGGACTCTCTGGGCGGTGTGTCGTTCTACGCGTACGCGGACGGCACCGGCATGACCGTGAAGGTCAGTTCCGGATTCGCCATCGTCCGCGGCCACGCCGTCTACTCGACGGCCACCGAAGTACTGCCCATCGCAGCCGCGGGCACCTCGGCCCGCGTCGACCGCGTGGTCCTGCGCCTGGACCCGGTCGCGAACAGCATCACCCTCGTCGTGCTCCAGGGCACGGCCGGCTCGTCGACTCCGCCCGCCCCGACGCAGACCGACACCGGCACCTACGAGTTCCCCCTGGCGACCGTCGCGGTCGGCGCGAACGTCACCTCGATCGCCGCAGCCGCGGTGACTGGCGAGCGGAAGTTCATCGGCAACACGGTCGGCGCCTGGACGACGAGCACGCGCCCGACCGTCAACCTGCGCATCGGCCGGCTCGGCTACAACAACGACACCAAGGGCTGGGAGTTCTGGAACGGCACCGCGTGGGCGGACGTCTCGCAGGCGGCGGACTGGTCGACCATCAGCAACAAGCCCGCCACCTTCGCGCCCTCGACGCACACGCACGCTTGGACTGACGTCACCGGCAAGCCGACGACGTTCGCCCCGTCCGCCCACACTCACGACTGGGACGACGTCAGCGGCAAGCCCAGCACCTTCGCGCCGTCGTCGCACTCGCACTCCTGGTCCTCGATCACCTCGAAGCCGTCCACGTTCACGCCGAGCTCGCACAGCCACGACTCGTACCTGACGTCCGGCGACACGATCTCGTGGGCGAACGGTTCGAAGAAGCCGTACTCGAACACCGCCACTGACGGCACCT